GATGTATTCAGCTAATAGCAAACAGTGCATCAGCAGTTGATTTATGTGTATACGATGACGACATAAAACTAGACAACCATGAACTGCTATCGTTGTTAGCAAGACCTAACCCAACGCAGTCTGGAGTAGAGTATTTCGTATCAATGTATTCTTATTTACTAATCAGTGGCAACTCTTATCTACTTAGAGATACAGAGGGTGCTACTAGACCAAGAGAACTATACTTGCTTAGACCAGATCGCATGAGAATTAATGCAGGTACAAGTATGATTCCAGAGTCATACGATTATGTAATCAATGGGACAGTTCAAGCATCTTATCCAGTCGATCAATCAACAGGTGGTGGTCAAATCAAACACATAAAATTATGGAATCCACTTGATGACTTCTATGGTCTATCACCAATAATGGCAAGTGCCTATAACATAGACCAACATAATCTTGCAGGTATGCACAACGTAGCATTGCTTAAAAA